GGGGGGGGGCAGTACAGAAACGGAGGCAAGACAGAGTGAAATTGATTTACATATGTTCACCGTATCGGGCGGATGATGACGCAATCTTGCAGCGGAATATTGAGTATGCAAGGGAATTGACAAGAGGTGTATTGCTGCAGGGCGGTGTTCCGGTGGCGACACACCTCTATATGACGCAGTGCCTGGAGGAATCCGTCGAGGAGGAAAGAAACACCGGACTGGCAGCAGGGCGGGAAATCCTCCGGAGGTGCGATGCGGTTTTCGTTGGTGCGAAATATGGTATTTCCTCCGGGATGAAAGCGGAGATTGAACTTGCAAAGAAAAATAATATCCCGGTCGTGTTTAGTGAGGTGATGCGGGAGGCAACTTGAGGACAAAAAAAGACGGCTATTGCGAGTAGCCGTCCGGTCTCAATCACGGTGTCATGTATGCGATTGATACTATAAATATTATAGCAAATCTGACACCGTAACGCAAGCGGTATTTTCTTTAAAAGACCGCAAAAATAAAGGGTTTTCGGAGGGTTTACCGACCTTGTAATGGATAGTAACAAGTCTACGAAAACCGGGATAGAGGACGGTGTCAGATGGAGCGGAAAGGAAAGACAGGAAAGAGGAAAAAGAGGGGGATGAATTTCATCCCGTATGACTATGAGGCAGCATTTAACAAAGCATTGGGGGATTTGCATGAGTGGATTGTTGAGCAAATGTTCTCCCACGGAAAGAAAATGGTGTATGCGCTCAAGGAGATAAAGGCGGGGGAGCAGTTTGAGGTTGAGATATATCCGCAGTTCAAAAGTATGGATGAAGTACCGGAGGAGGGGCGGAGCATCAAGAGGGATAATTCAAAGGCTCAAAGGAATCTGAACGATAAGAACGCCCGGAAATATGTTGAGAGGCTAATCAACCGCAATTTCGGTGATAAGGATTTATGGATAACGCTGACCTATGATGACGCTCACCTCCCTCCGGACGGGGATATTGATGCAGCAATAAAGAATATGCAGAATTTCATCCGCCGGGTGAACTATCAGCGGAAAAAGCGGGGATTGCCGAATTGCAAATATGTGTATGTCACGGAATACAATGAGGCTGCGGAAATCCGGTGGCATCATCATTTGGTGATGGATGGTGCGCTTGATATGGACACGGTTGAAAAGTGTTGGGGGCAGAGCAGCAGGAACGAGGTGAGGAGGCTGCAAAAGGACGAAAACGGTCTCTCCGGGATGGCAAACTATATCGTCAAGGAAAAGAAAAGAATCCGGTCGGAAAAACGGTGGAACTCCTCTCAAGGTCTCATAGACCCGGACATCCGGGTTGTCCATTCAAAGCAGCCGGAAAAGGGGAAAGGCAGCTATAAGAAGATAGGGAAATATGTTGACGAAATGGTGAAGAATCAGAACGTCATTGAGGGGCAGATGAAAAAGTGGTATCCGGATTTTGATTTCAAGGATGCAACAGTCTACTACAACGATTTTAATGGCATGTTCTATATACATGCACGAATGAGGAAAAGGAGGCAACAGACGAATGACGAGAGGGCAGAGGGAAAGACATAAAATGACGTGCAGGAGGCTCATTCTTGCGGTTTTGGTCGTTATAGTGGCAATTATAGCCACGGCAGCAGTAAAAGGCAATACGGGGCAGCAGGAGGGGCAGGAACGGGCGGAAATCATTGAGACGGGGGTTCAGCTTGAGGCAGAAAAGAGGGTGGAGGCATCCGGAATCAGCAAGGCAGCACCGACGGACAGATACGCCGTCTTTGATAGCATGTCAAGGGATTGGGGAGACGAGGAGGAGGGGTTCGTGTTTTATCAGATTCCTCCGGGATATGAGGAGAACGGCGGGTATTTCCCGGAAATCATGCAGATATATACATATTGCCTGTGCAAGCAGGAGGGCGTGAGTTATCCGCTCATTGTGGCGATGATTGAGAGGGAATCCGGATATAGGTTTGACTGCATCGGCGACGTTGGCGGGTCGTCCGGATATATGCAGATTATGGAGGTTTACCATGCTGACCGGATGGAGGAGTTGAATTGCACCGACCTCATGAATCCATATCAGAACGTGCGTGTCGGAATTAGCCTCATGAAAGACCTCATTGAGAAATGCGGAACGGTTCAAGATGCGCTTGCAGCTTATAACTACGGTGAGACCGGGGCGAGACGGCATTTGTGGAGCAAAGGGATATATGTCTATGAGTATAACGAGGGCATCATGAGGCGGATGCGGGAGATTGAGGAGGAACTAAAGGAATGAATGTAAAACGGATTCTTGAGCGGTTGTCGTGGATGTTCAAGGTCAAGGATTGCCGTCATGTATGCCTGTTTTGTGAATATTACGACATGTGCAGGGCGGAGGGAATACCGGAAAAGGAGGATAAGGTCAAATGAATATGAAATATGCAATGAGGAGCGAGGACACGGAACAAATCAATGTTGTCCAGTGGGCGGAATGGAACGCCGGGAAATATCCGGAATTGAAGTGGCTGCACCATGTTCCGAACGGTGGCAGCAGGAACAAACAGGAGGCGGTGAAGTTCAAGCAAATGGGTGTCAAGGCGGGCGTGTCTGATTTATGCCTCCCGTACCCAAAGGGGATATATTGCGGGTTATACATCGAAATGAAGTACGGGAACAACAGGCAGCAGCCGACACAAAAGGAGTTTCTTGCGGACATGGCAGCAGCCGGACATTTCGTTGTGACGTGCTATTCGGCGGAGGAGGCGACGGGGGTTATTGAGGAATATTGCAAGCTGCCGGGGAACATGCAGGGCGAGGAGTTCAAAAGGGTGTGTGTGATGGCGGGAATCAGCGTCAAAGACCGGAGCATGAGTTTTCCGAACAATAGCATCTTGAAAGATGGAAAGGTCAAGGGAGGGTGTGCGTGATGACGTTGGAGGATTTCGTCAAGGTGATTGAAAATGCGGACAGGTTGAGGATTCTCCAGGACGGGAAAGAGATATTTGTCGGATTTTTGGCGTTGTTAGTTCCGATTCACGGGCATGGAGGGCATGAGGTATATGAGAGCATCCGGAGGGCGGAGGTGAAGAAATTTAGAGCCGTTCCGGAGATTCGTCATAAAAAGTGGGAAGAACTGAACCTCATGAGACCGTTGCAGCCGGAGGAAACGCCGGAATTTAGTTTCAGTGACCTGCAGATGAATCTCTACTACACGATTCACATATAGAAAGGGGTGATTTGTGAAAATATGGTTGATTGTAGAAATTACAGATACCAAAATACTCCCAAAATGGAATGGTGCAGGGAGGGAGTAGATACATCATTTTGTAAATACGGAGAATATTGCCCGTTTTATGAAAAATGCAAGGATGAAGATGAACTGGAAGAACGACATTATCCGGATGAAATGTAAAAAGACGGGAGGTGAGGTCATGAGGACGACAGGAATGATTGCGGGAGCGGTCATCATCGGAACACTGGCAGCAGTCGCCGGATTTGCGTTCGTGCTTTACAAGGTCGGTGAGGATATGAACATGTATAGATGCGGATGCGGGCAGCAGGACAGAGGATTTTGAGAAAACAAGAGGACAGGAGGAAAGAAACCATGAAAATTATTGCGGTGATGTCACCAAAGGGAGGAATCGGCAAAACAACGACCGCCGATTCAATCGCTTATATTTTGGGCGAGGAACATGAAAAGAGGGTGCTTGTGCTTGACGGAGACCCGCAGGGAGACACCTCAAAGACATTCGGATGCTATGAGCCGGAGGGGATAGGAATGAGTGAACTGCTTGAGCGTCATGTGTGCGTTGGGGGAGATTATCACACGTCGGAACTAATTAAGGCGACGGAGTATTCACACATTGACATGATTCCGGCGAACGGGTATCTCATGAAAACGGATATGAACCTGCTCATGAAACAGGAGGAGAACCAAGTCACACGGCTGCGCGATGCGCTGACGGAGGTATCGGGGGCATATGATTATTGTATTTGTGACTGCGGACGGTTGCTTGACATGGTCGTTATCAACATTCTTTTGTCCGCATCGCTTGTCATCGCCCCGGTCAAGGTCGGCGGGTATGAAAACGAGGCTCTCCACAATTTAGAGGAGCAGGTCGAGAACCTCCGTGAGTTCAATCCGGAAATCCGGATAAAAGGAATAATGACGATGCGACAGAAAAACAAGACCTCTCTTGAGTTTGAGGAATGGTTGCGGGAGGCATCCGGATTCGATATGTTCATTACTCCGGTTCGGCGGTCAATCGTGGTCGAAAAGGCAACAATCGGGATGACCGTTCTCCCGAAATTCTCCCGAAACGGGATTGTGACGCAGGACTATCGAGAGATTGTCCGGGAACTTTTGGAGGAGGTGTAAACGAAAGTTTTGAAATGTGAGACGGTAAGTGAGGAATATATTTCAAATTGCATGATTGAGGCAATAAAAGCAAAAATCCATAATTCAAGTGTAAAAATATATTTTTGCAAACCACGCATAACAGAAAATGGAAACTTTCAAATGTGTCATTTTATGTGGAGCGATGGGAAACACAGTTATGATTTTTCGGATTCTGATAATGATGGGAAAAGATGGTACAAGACATTGCTATTTAAAGGCAGTATAAGAAAATTTGACAAGGATTTTGCAAAAGAATACTCAAATTATAGAAATCGAAAGAAAGGAGGCAGCAGGGCATGAAAAAGATAATGCAGACTGCACCGTGTAGATTTTGCGGTCAGATGGTTCAGTTTGAGGGCGAGGCGGATTTGACAGACCCGCAAAAGGAAGAACTGGCGACTATGACATGCGCATGTGACCGGGCGGTTGAGTATCAGAAAGAAAAGCAGCGGAAAGAAAAAGCATTGAAAAATGTTTCCGTGCTTTTCGGAGAGGATGCAGCATCGGAGAAAAGAATCGGAGAGGGCATTGTGAACATCCTGCGGGCAGCAGTTGAGGAGATTTATTCGGGAGGGTTGGCAAAGGTCACATTGAACCTAAGAGGAGGCGTTAAAGCCTCTATTTCACAAAATAGCAAAGGTGAGATAAACGTCGAGCGGACGGAAACCAAAAAGCAGAAATTGACGGAATAAAGGGAGGATGATGCAGTGTGACGGAACGGGAGATTTGCTTGTCATACCGGGAGGCGAAAAACCGAGACATGCAGTTGCAGGTATTGGCAGAATTGAACAGTATGAGCCGGGTGAGAATCATCGGAATACTTGTAAAAAATGGCGAAAAGGTGTCCGACAAGGTGACAAATCAGCTATATAAGCGGTTGGACGTTTTGGATGCACAAATCTCCGAGAGAGAACGGGAATATCGTGAAATCGTGCAAGCATTGAACGGAGGTATGTAAATAAATGGATAAAAGACCGAGGAGACCGGACGGGTCGTTATATCCAACGTGTGAAACGTGCGGAATATTGCCGGACACATGCAAGGGATTTTGTATTTTTCAGAGAATAGCGCAAGAGGCAGAGCAGGAAATGAACAGGAGGAAAGCGGATGGCGAATCTAAAAATATTTAAAGTGGATGATTATTCGTGGTATGTGGCACACAACCTCATGGAGTTCTTGAATTGGTATCATAAAAATGTGAACAGCATCGAGACGGAGGAGGATTTGCAGCAGCTTGAAATTACAGAGCCGGAGGACGGTCACATGTGGAGCAATACGGATATTACTCCGGAGGACATTAAAGAGTTAGGAGATTATGACGAGTGCTGCCGGGGCGGTGTTGGCGACCTAAAAAGAATGAGCGACGGGGAAATCTATAAAATGCAGTCATTTGCGGATGTTTTGGGAGACGAGGACATCAAAGAACCGTATGAAATCGCCTCAACGGAATGGTGAGGTGATTCGGGTGTATGTGTGGAAGAATAACGGAAGTACATATGAACATATGGGAGCAAACATTCAGAAAAGCATTAAGATTGACCGGGAGACGCTTGAAATCATAAACGGATGCAGTGGTCGGAGTTTTTCTGATAAAGTCCGAAATATGGCGAAAGAGTATCGGGAAATG